CTTAGAGGTATTGTAGTGACAGTCTCCGTCACCGTCCGTAAGGAAGAGTGAAGAGAGAACTTCAACCCTATACTTCTCGCGGAACTCTTCGGCAAGATAACGACCAACCATGATAGCTTCTTCCAGAGGAGTAGAAGAGTTTACACCAATGGCTCGGAAGGATTCATCCGTAAGGGCAACACCGCTAGTGTAGTTACAAGTTTTGCCGTATGCCAGCATATTCATTAGCTGGCGCTTAAACTTGTTTCCGTTGGCATTGGTGGTAATCATTTGAATCATACGGAAATACGGAGATACAATTGCCAGATTTTTCTTGTCCGTAAGATCATTTCGGCTTGCAACACTATTGAGGTATTCTTCAGGAACAGAAGAAGATGCCGTAAAGCCGTAAACTTCAAAAGGTATGCGAGTCTTTTTACAGAAACTGGCAAGAAGTACCAGTTGTTCTGTAGTGCCTTCCATGTTTTGACGCATAGAGCCAGACATATCGAGGTACATGATCATACCATGATTCTGGCCGTTAGGCATGATAGTGTTTTGTAGAAAGAGGTCTTCGGTAATCTTGTATGCCCACACCTTGTCCATATTAATACGGCCAGTCTTAGCAGTCTTAGCGCGGGCAACTTGTTTGGCAACTTTCTTACGTTCGAATTCTTGTACCATAGCGGTAAGGAACTTACCGTTCTTACGCAAGAATTCGCGATAGACATCCTGCGGGAAAGTGGAAAGATTTACTGGTGTCGTGGGACGGTTATAGTAGTAATTCCTATACTCTTCGGTACGAAACGCCAGATTCTTTTCAAAATAATCGATACTTAAAACATAGTCGGCTGGGTTAAACTTACCGAGTCGATTGTAGGTGTTTTCGCGACTATTGGGATCAAGAAGATTGTCTTCATTGGCTCGGAAATTCTTATCCGTTTCCGAAGAAGGCTCATCTTCCGTTTCAAATTCATCACCGGTGTCGGCACCATCGTTATTCGAGCCAGGATCACTTTGTTCTTGAGAGTCGGTTTCTTGGGAATCGACAGACTCGGAATTTTCATCCGAGTCACTGGCTTCCTCAATTTCAGTTTCCGACTCGGAATCCATAGGCTGAGAATTGTCAGACTGTTCAATCGGCAACTGTTCGCCGAGATCATCAAATTCCATGTCTTCGACATCCTGAAGAGATTCTTGGAATTTCTCTTCTTCCTTGGAAGACTTAGCTAGATCATAGAGATCCTTGGCAATAGAATAAACATCATCCCAGGTCTGAAGATTGGAAATTTTCTCAAGATATACCTGTTCGGTATCAGTGAACTGAATATTTAAGAAATTGCCTACCTTGAAGTGTAGATTGATGCGATCAATAAATTTTAGCTTATTGACCTCAACACCCATTTTCGTGATACCAAAGAAGTCCTGATTATACAGACTTTTGTAGCCGTTGTAGAATGAACGGCGAAGACCAGGATACTTGTCCTTGATCATACGTTCGATTCGGGCATCTTCAATAACGTTTAAGTATGACTTGAATCCAGAGCCGAGTTCAGTAACCGCACTATGCCATCCTTCAACAGGAGTATTAAGAGCGTGGCTGACCTCATGACCAATAAGAAGGTCATAGACATCGCCAGTCATTTCCTTTAGCATAGGAAGAACAACGGTACGATTCTCAAGATCAAAGTACGCGGTACGTACTTTACGGTGTTCGACAGCCACGTTTTCGGTGGCCAAAAGTTTAGCAAGAATTGATTTTTCTGCAATCTCGGTCATGTCAATCACTCTCAATCATCATTACAGTACTATAATAGCAAAGGGGCTGACCGAAGTCAACCCCTTTTTTAAGTTTTTTACAATTTTTAATTGTAATAAAATCAATGACTTAGCGACAAATACGCTCGACAATGCGATAAGGACGACCATATCTATCCCAATCCGTTGTTACATGGTCCCAACAGGTATGATCGCGGTATCGATATCTAGGGTAGTCGATTCGATCATTATAGCCACCACGGTCACGATACACAGGACGATCATCGTAATCATAATCGCCGCGGCGGCGATCTTGACGATCCCTAGCGGCATCAGTAATCACTGCCCCAAGAATTGCTCCACCAATAACAAGGGCAGCATCTCTACCGCCATTGTTATGGCTACCACCATGACGCTGATCCGCAAAAGCGGGCACAGATGTTGCCAGCAGGGCAACTAAAGTTAAACAAGTTACAGTCTTCATAAAATCTCCATTGACTTTATTAGTATTTACAGTATGACATAGACAATACCAAATGTCAAGAGCTTTTTTATACGAAAATCTTCAATAAAATCAAACACTTACAGATGGTACTTCCTCTATTTTCTTGTCTTCACTCTTCTTATTTATAGTTTTACCTTTGGATTTTTTCTTCGGATCGTTTTTCTTGAGTCTTTTTACTACCTCTTGGGCATCCATCCAAATGTCCTTACCATCTAGCATAGACTTAATTTCTTCTGGCGTCAGAAATCCAGAATATGCCGAAGTAAACAACTTTTGTGACCAAGTTCTGAAGTGCGAAACCTGATCAAACATTTCTCCACCCTTACCGAATGCACCACTAGAATAATTGTGGAACATAAAGATTGTGTGATCAGAAATTTCGTAGCAATCGGAAGCTAGAAGAATGAGGGTTGCCGCGGACATACAAAGACCTTCAACCGAAATGATGACTCTACCACGACACTCTTCTATTGCTCTAACCAGTTGAAGTGCGGCAAACAAATCACCACCCTCGCTGTTCACACGAATATAAACAATATCGTTAGGAGTAACCGATCTAAGAAGTTGATACCATTCAGTATATTCTTCTGAGCCTAAAATTTGTCCGCAAAGATAAAGATTAATTACCCTAGCGACTGTATTTTCAAAAATTACGGCCCCTCTGGAGATAAATTCCGAATCACTCGTAGCTTCTTGTAATTGATGTAATTTTTTCGATTTGCGCATTTATAATTGCCACCCTATTCGGCCAATGAATATATTCTTTTTCGGGATTTTTCATGAGATTATATAGAAGTGGCAATATTAAACTTTCCACCTCTTTTAATTTAAGAGCAACTTCCTGTTCTAGAAGAACTTTATGTTCTGCTACAATACCAGAAGGATCAGAGTTTACAATCTTTGCCTCTAGTGCCGCCAATTTGGCAAGAATCGCATCTTGACCGCTAGTGTCAACTACAGTTTGTGTAACTGGCTGTTGAGCTGGCTCTTGTGGATCCTCAAACGTGAATCCAAAATCATAAGTTGTGTTGGATATATTTCCTGACATACTTCTTTGCTCGCTTCTCTAGTGATTTTAATGCCATCTCCATCTTTAATGGTGACGCATGATCTGTAAAATTCAATCCTTCCATGTGATCGTACTCATGTTGAAAAATTCTTGATGGTAATCCATCTAAACTCTCAACGTGATTTTCGCCAGTCTCGTCTTGAAAACTAACAACGACTGATACTGGACGCGACAAATTAAGCCAAAGACCAGGATAACTTAAACAGCCTTCTTTTGCAACCATTTTATCTTTAGATACAGAGAGCAGCTTTGGATTAATGATGTACTTCTTATTTGTATCATCACTACCCATAACAAAAACTCTATAGTCTATTCCAACCTGATTGGCAGAAAGTCCTAAGCCTCTCAGTTCTCGACATTTTGCCCACAATTTATCACATAATTCCTTAGCATCCTCTTTTTCAAAGTCAAAATCTTGTGGGCGAGTTCGTAAGGCAGGATCAGTAAACTTTAACAATTTCATATTATTCACCTCAAGCAATCACGCTGTAATTATTCTTTTTAGCGAATCTAATTACGCTTCTAAATTTATCAAACAATTGATCTCCCTTATGACTGATAACAAAAACGTTAGTGTCTTCACTAATGGTATTCAATAGATTCATAACGTAATCGGTACCAGAGGTGTCAAGAGAAGAATCAAAAACTTCGTCAAGAATTAACAGATTTGTAGCAACAGAGTTCTTCATTCTAGCAATAGTGCGCCAAGTAAAAAGAAGAGCCAAATCAATACGCTGCTTTTCGCCTTCTGAAAATGAAGAATAACTGAAGCTGTCTCTGTGTCTGGACTTAATCGTCTCATCAAACTTCTCGTCCAGATTAAACTGTACAAAGAAGTCCATAGCTTGCAGATATTTATTTACTAGCTTATTTATAACTGGCAAGTACTGTCGAACAATTTTAGTCTTGATTCCAGTATCTTTAAGTAGGGATGCCGCGGCGTCTAGATAATGCCGCTCTTCACCCAACTTAGACTTTTCTTCATTCTGAGAGAGAACTTCTTTTGCATACGTCTTTAGTTTATTTTTCTCACCGTCTATGTTTCCCGTTTTGGTTTGAATATCATTCAATTCTAACATAAGGGCTTGAAGTAGTCTCTGCTCAACAATAATTTCGTTATTGTGTCCCAATATCTGTTCGTTAATGTTACGGATTTCTTGTGAGATTGCTGCGTCTTGCGAATTGAGTTCATCAAGTTTCGCAAATTCTTCTGACAGTTTATCCATTCCTTCGTTGAGAATGCGTATCTTATCCTGACGTTCATCTAAGATAGACGTTTTATGTTCGTGCGAGATGCCCTGTTTGCATGTAGGGCACTCTTCTGTCTCAGTATAAAACGATATCTCTTTTTGAATATCGCGGAGTTGTGATGTAAACTTGGTTTTAAACTGGTCAAGTTTTCTTTGCTTTTCTGCAAGATTGCCCAGAGCTTTACGGGCTTCTTCTTGCGTTTCTTTCTCGCTTTCCAAACTAGAGGCAAGATTCGTATAGCGCGAAATCTTTTGTTCGCCGTCCGCAATACGTACCAAAATTTCGTCAACCCTCTTTTCCTTGTTTGCTTCTAGAGTTTCAACATATTCTTTTTGGAGTTTTGCTTTCTGCTTACTTATTTCCAATTTACCTTCAGTTTCCTGTAGACGATTTTTTAGATCAACAATCTTATCTCGCAATACCACATTCATGGTAGTAAAGATTTGAATGTCGAGAAGGTCTTCAATAATTTCTCGTCTAGTGGCAGCAGGCAATTGCATAAAAGGTGTGAATGATGCCGAACCAAGAATGACAATCTGCGTGAACGACTTATAATTCAACTTGAGAATGGATTCCTCAAGATACTTTTGATAGTCCCGACTGGCAGCATCTTGGTTAAGAAGTTCGCCGTCAACATAAATCTCAAACACATTTGGCTTTATGCCTCGAACAACTTTGTAATTCTTAGATGATACAGCAAACTCAACCTGAACTTCCAATTGCTTGTCATTAATCGTGTTGACTAGTTGTGGCTTATTGATATTACGAAATGGTTTACCAAATAGCGCGAAACAAATAGCATCTAGGAAAGTAGATTTGCCACTGCCATTTTCACCAACAACCAAGGTGCTAGGAGAACGATCAAGTTTTATTTCTGTAAACTGGTTTCCTGTGGAAAGAAAGTTCTTCCACTTTACACTTTTAAAAGTAATCATGGAACAATACTCTGCGCTTCCACGTACAGAGTACGAAGAAGAGATTTAATTTTCACTTTATCCAAATCTGTATTGATGGCTTCAACATAGTCTTCCAATATAGACATAGTATCTTCAACATCAAAATTCTCATCATCGTTGGCATCAGACTCAAATTCGGAAAAATCTTCCATAATTTTTAGTTCGATAAGATTGGAGTTGTAAAGTTTATCTACAAACATATCAAACTTATAAAAGTCTGTTTTCTTAACAACTACTAAACGAACACAACTTTCTTTAAGATGAGTAAGGTCAATATTATTAGGATCGGTATTACTATCATCATAGTACACTTTATGAAAGATACGATTAGGATTTTCATAAAATTCTATTTCATTAGTTTCCGTATCATAGATGTGATAGCCTCGTGGATCGTTATAATCGCTCCAAGTAAACTCATAAGTGTTACCAAGATAGACAATATTACCAGAACGACTACGATGATGGAAATGCCCACTACAAACAATAGGGAACTTATCGAAAGATTTCGTATCCATTCCATGGTCGTTCTTATGGCCTCGATACATCTCGAAACCCGCGAATTCGAAGTGCCCAAATACTGCTTGTGCATTACTTCTTTTTACAACCTCCATAGTTTGTTCATAATTCCCCGAACAAATCCAAGGAACAAGCAATAAAGTTTTGCCATCTATGATAATCTCTTCCGCTTCTGAATATGTAATAATATTCTCGTACTCACGCAAGAGAAGATCAAGACTGTTAACATCATTTGTATTTTTAAAGAACGTATCGTGATTGCCAGCAATCATGTGGACGTCTATGCCCAGATCACTAGTTTTATCGAAGAAATATTCACGACAATTCTTTAGCGTGTTATAGTTTATATACTTGCGTCTATCAAAAACATCGCCCAAATGAATAATTGTCTTAATACCCTCTCGCTCTATATGAGGAAAGAAAGTATCAGTATAAAACTTTTGAAAAAAGTTATCGAATGGAATAGAGTCGGATCGCGCACCAAAATGAGTATCTGTAATTAAAGCGATTTTCAAGATTTTAGAACCTTCAATAGTGTATTTGTTTGACTAATAGCATCATCTAACGCATGATGATGTAGATCATTCTCAGATTTTCTAATATCTGAGTTTCTAATTCCCATGAGATTCATCACGGTTCTAAAACACATGATGTTCCAATGCATCCAAGGGTACTTCTTAATACCTACGGCCGACATTGCCTCTTCTAGAATAGTAACATCAAATGATGCGCCATTACCCCAAATCATAATCTCGTCTGAGCCGATCCATTTAATAAACTCATCTAGCGCATAATCTAAAGGCTTAGGATCTACCATAAGAGCTTTTAGAGCTTCAGGTTTTTGTTTAGCCCACCACTCTACAGTTGATTTTGAAACATGTAGACCAAAATCTTTACACGATTTCGCATCGATATTGATATAGAAGGTATCAAGAATGCCGTCTTGAATGTTGAATTTAACTGCACCTATAGACAAGATGGTTGCATGTGCCCTGGTACTTAAAGTCTCAAGGTCGACCATAATGTGAATTTGTTTCGGATCTGTGGCTTTACTCATGAATCACCATTATATTTTTACACGGTAAACTACATCTTAGTCGATGTCTAGCCCGGAGTCAAGAGGTTTATCAAAATATTTTGGTCGCCGTGTTACTTTCTTTCTTTCGGGCTCATCTGGATTTGAAATTTTATCCATTTCAACATTGTCCAGCTGTTTCTTGATGAACTCAATAAATTCGTTGCTGTAGTCTGATCCATCATGCTCTTGGGTAATCAAGTCTGTGAAATCTAGACTTCCTATATACTTGTTTTTAATTACTTGCTGCTTCTTTTCCTTCTGTATTCTACGGATAAAAGCATAGTATGTAATCTGCGTAAAGTATGCAAACGGATTACTTGACTTCGATGGGTCAAAATTATCAATGTATGTGATACAGTTTTCTATTCCATCAAGGATCATCTCATCCCTATATGTATAGTTGATAAAATTTGACTTGTATGCTAAATGATTGGCAATTTTTAGAAAGCATTCTCCAATGTAATTGGAAACGTGAGGCTTTGGTCTGCCTTCAGCTTTAGCAAGATCGGATTCTTTTTTGTATTCTATCATAGCGGCAAGAAAGTCGCTATTACTTACATAGTGTGCGCTTTTGGGAATAGGTTTCATCATCACTCCAGATTTATATACTCATTTACAATACTAAAATTTTTTGTTTATGTCAACAAATTACACTTGACAATTGCGTTTTTTCTCTGTACACTAGGCTGTGTAGCAGCTTTAAGAAGTACTTAATGAATTGTGTCTGTTACATTCAACTTATTAAATAGTTCTTCTTCTGAATTTTTATCTTCTTGTTTTGCACTCTTTTCAAAATTGTTATAGTAATCATCTATAAAATCGTTGTAGTGTCTACGAATTTTTTCTTCTGGATTGCAGAAGGTAAGAATATCTTTCTTAGAAAGAATAAATCTTTCGTCTGAGGATAGTGCTAACCATGGCTTAAACGTGAACGTTTCACCAACTTGATCTCCCCTAACAACAGGAACTCTTTCCACTTCTACTGGACGTATTATCCACAATACAGTATTATCTCTAGATTCTTCTTCTAGATCCCCTATAAGACAGGTACCTTGTTTAAGTAACACAACTTTTGGCTCAAGCATTTAGATTAATCCTAACTAGTTTGTAAGTAAAACCTTCTTCATTGTAAATTTTAATTCTCTCTATCATATGTTGTAGAGTGTAATTCTTTTTTGACTTCCAAGACAAGTCATCACCGATATCAAACAAGTTACATTTAGTCTTCTCTGTACCTTTTCTAAGACCTCTGCCTATACTTTGCAGATTTCTAATTCTACTTTTGCTAGAGGATGCAAAAATTACATTGTGTAAATTTCTAATATTTATACCAGTGGAAAATGTACCGTAAGAAGCGATGATGATAGCATCGTTCTCTTTTTCTGTGATGGCTCTAATATTTTCTCGTTGCTCAGTGTCAGTTCCGCCATGAACAAAGAATACCTTTCTAGTTTCACCAACCTTTTTGTTGATAAGATCATAAAGAACTTGACCGTGTTTTTCAACAAACTGAAAAAGAACTAGGGTATTACCCTTTTGTGTAATTGCCAAATTTCTAATTACAGTATTTCTTTTGGGATGAGTTACCAACCAATCCATCTCTTCCTGAAAAGTCATCTTAGTTATCAGTTTTTTATCTTCATCTGAGTAATCTAAAACGATACATGAAATACTTAGATCGGCAATATCGCCTTGATCCATTAATTCTTTTGTGGAAGTTACTTTCTTTACTGTACCAAATAAACCTTCTAGAATAAGTTTATGTGTTTTTGTGCCATCCAAAGTGCCAGTGGTGCCAATTCTAAAAGGTGCTGTCGTGCATTTATTGAATATTGTAGTTAGTGACTTAGCTTTGAATAGATGCGCTTCATCACCGTAAATAACGTCAAACTCATCAAAGAATTTTTTAGGCAATTTGTAGATCGATTGCCAGGTTGATATCGTAATGGAATGCTTATTCGACTTCTCGAACCCCGAATATATTCTTGCACAGTGTTCGCTTGCTTTCCATTCTGTTTCTGAGGCATAATCCTGAAAGTCCTTATACATTTGTTCTACAAGAGATGTGGTAGGAACAACAATTAATTGTTTGCGTTTTCTATTTTGATGGTAGCGCATAAGCATGTAAATCATTAAAGATTTGCCAGATGCTGTTGGCGATAACAATAGAGTTCTACCAGTTCTTATAGCATGTCTTACTGCATTTAACTGATAATCTTTTGGATAAATTATTTTACCTTGACTGTGTAGATTTAAACGATCTGCAAAGTCTTTGACGGTTTCTATTGTGACTGGTTCACCAACTGGTGTTGTGTTGTCTTCTAATGTATATTCTAGCGTTCTACAAAATTCTCTTAGATATGGCAAAAGCCCAACATAAAGTTCTTTTGTCCACATATTATATAGTCGCGCTTTACCGTCCCACAGTTTAGCGCGATACGTTGGCATGAATCTTGCCCCAGGCACCTCAAATGTGAAATGGTCCGAGAGTTCTTGTGCCGTACTAGGATCACAATCAACAGTCAGATACACTTCATTCTTTTTTGTTACCTTTAAAATTGTCACATTAATCCATTCGTAAATTTAGTCCACTCTATAGCATTCTTGATATCCCAAGTTCTACTATTTAAGGACTTCATGATGTACTCTAACTGAATAAGCATAGTCTTCAAATATTCAACGCGGTCTAAAGCCTTAATGATATCTTCGTCACAATTAAGACGATCTTCCATATCATTCTTTAGTGGCTTTAATCCTTGAAATTGATCCCAACCTCTCTCTTGAAGTTCTTCTTGGGTCATTTCACCGCGTAGATATTTAGTCTTATCTCTTCGAAGCCTAAAGTAATTACCTTCAGACTTCCTCAACTGTAGTTTGGTATTAGACAACACACTCAGATACTTGGCGTGTAGCTCTGCGGTTTTTAGAGCAGCTTTACCCAAATCCAACTCATCAACTTTACTATCTTTTGACCACTCATTTTGAATTTCATCAAGTTTCATAGCTCACTCCACTAAAAATAATATAATTATCGCATAATTTTTCTACGTTGTCAATAGATTTACAGAAAAATGTCTGTATCTAAATGTGGCCATACCAACAAGATATTGATCTGCTGACTGCATTCCAACATCAAATTCCAGTGACTGTAAGGAACTAGGATAAGCATCATAGAAAGTAAATTTGACACAAGGATTATTGTCGGCATTCAGAATAAACAAATCTGCATCAGAATAGTTTGCTAAACCTGTTTGCTTGTTTCTACCTATTGCAGGAAATCTATAATTTCTTTTCTGCATGTAGTCTGTGTATTCTTGTCTGTCATTAGGAAATCCTAAGCCAATCATCCAATTGTATAGCTCAATATAATTTGCCATACTTTCTTGAACCAGAAATCTAAGCATAACTTCCCCATATACTAGTTTATCACCAGGAATGTGTAAGTCTGAAAGTGGCGTAGCTACAGGCGCATCACCCAAACTAATAGAGGGAATGTTTGCTGCTTGACAGAAATATGAGACATTAGGTAAATTTTGTATTTGGAATTTAAAACCGTTCGGCCTCAAATAATTCAAATTTGAGGGCTGAGTATTTTCCCATTGACCTTCTGTAATACCTAATTTAGAATTGACTGTCATAGATGTAATCCCTTATCGATATAACATATTTATAAACAAAAAAAAGGGGTGCCGAAGCACCCCTTAAAATTGTCCCCTTGATAGGGATTCTTTTTATTACATCAGGTTTGTAACCTTAACGCGGCGATAGTACTGGTTACGATTTGCTGTGAAGTTATCAGCATCCGTGTTGCCAGAACCGTCTACAACGAATGGGTTAGCAATCATGCCGTAACGAGTCTTGAAGCCGAT